TAGAAAAAAGCAAAGCACCACCTACACCTACTGGCACTGGAATGAGGAAGCTAAAAAGGCCCTCCCTCTCACCATCACCGCAGGTCAAGACGGCGTAACCGAAGAGCACATCATCTTGCTCAATGAGTTCGACCACGCAGCTGACCTGGGTGACCGTTACGAAAGGGAAAATCGAGATTATAGTACGGAAAACCAAAAATCCAGGTACGAGAGCGATCCGGATGATTGTATTGGCGATCCTATTGAAAATCTCGGTACCCGAAAAACTGACCCTTCCTTTATTTTTGAGCAAGATGTGGACAAACCTAATCCGCTCGTTGAGCAGCTGCTGACGCTGATGGAGAAACTCACTCCCCAACAAATCGACCTTATTTACGACCTGTTTGGCAGCCAGCGCCAGCTTACTGAGATTGCCAAAGAAGAAGGCAAATCTGTTACAGCAATCCATAACCGCAAAAGTAAAATCATTGCCCGGCTAAGGAAGCTGTTTGCAGAGCAAGGCATCCTCTAAAACCGCATAACCACTGCATTTCAGGAGGGGGGTTAATAATTTCGGCTTTAAGTAGTGGAAGTGACAAGGACTACTTAAAGCCCATCCCTTCCTCCGGGTGCAAACCCGTCTGACACAGGAGGTAAAGCCTATGAATCTGCAACACAAAGTGCAAATCAATGTTGCACGAAAAGATGGCTCTCAAAAGAAAGCCGTCATCAAGAGCGGAATCAGTAAGATACCGCAAAGACTACTGAATTTTCTTTTCGGTGAGTTTACCGAGGTTTTGGTACTCACTCCCGGACAGAGCGTTCAGTCGGTAGAAATCCACGAAATTGGGAAAGGAGGAAATGCACATGAGCCGAATCAAACTGCTTCTTGATGTGGTGAACGACATGGAGTCGCTGACAGAAAGCCTGCGTACCTTGGCAAATGCCATCGCAAGCGATGAGCCTTCAGTCGAATCCGAAGAAAGGCCATCCACTCAAAAGACACAGGAAGTTAAACCTGTCGCAAAGACCATCTCAGTTGAAGATGTCAGAGCCGTGCTTACGCCTATCAGTCAAAGCGGCAAAACTGCCCAGGTCAAGGCGCTGCTTATTAAGCACGGGGCAAACCGTTTAAGTGACATCGATCCCAGCGAATACGAGTCCCTCCTTGCGGATGCGGAGGTACTTGCCAATGGGTAGACACGCAGTCCTTTCCGCATCCAGTTCCCATAGGTGGACAAAATGTACTCCCGCTGCCCGGCTTGAATTAGAATTCGATGATACCGAGTCCTCAGCCGCTGCAGAAGGTACTGCTGCCCACGCCTTAGCCGAACACAAACTGCGTAGGGCACTTAAGATGCGTAGCAAGAAACCTATCTCTCCCTTTGACTGTGACGAGATGGACGAATACACAGATGCCTATGTAGATTTTGTACTTGAGCAACTGGAACTGGCAAAGCAGTCCTGCTCCGACCCACTGGTGCTGATTGAACAGCATCTGGACTTCTCCAAATATGTGCCCGATGGCTTTGGCACAGGTGACTGCATCCTCATCTCTGATAAGGCCCTGCACATTATTGATTTGAAGTATGGCATGGGAATTTTGGTAAACGCAGAGCGCAACAGTCAAATGATGCTGTACAGCCTCGGTGCTTTGGAAATCTACGACAGCCTTTATGACATTGACGAGGTGTCTATGACGGTTTTCCAACCCCGCAGAGATAATGTCAGCACATGGACTATCCCCGTGGATGACCTGAGGGACTGGGCAGAAAACGAACTTAGGATAAAGGCCGAACTTGCCTTTAAGGGCGAAGGTGAATATTGCCCCGGCGACTGGTGTACTTTCTGCCGTGCCGCTGTGAAGTGCCGTGCAAGAGCCGAAGAAAAGCTGAAGCTGGCACAATCCGAATTCCGTCTCCCACCGCTCTTATCAGATGCGGAAATCGAGGATGTCTTAGGAAAGCTGAACGACATCACCAAATGGGCAAATGACCTGCTGGCTTACGCTACCGATGCCGCCGTCAACCACGGAAAAGAGTGGTCGGGCTACAAAGTCGTGGCTGGCCGAAGCGTCAGGAAATTCAAAGATGAAGATGACGTTGCTGAGGCTGCAAAGGCCAATGGCTATAAAGACATCTACAGGCAGAGCCTTATCACGCTTACGGAATTTGAAAAGCTGATGGGGAAAGCCAAGTTCAATGAGGTTCTCGGTGACCTCGTATATAAACCACCGGGCAAGCCGACTCTCGTTCCTGTTTCGGATAAGCGTCCGGCTATAAACGTATCAAACGCAACTAACGATTTTAATGAAATTATGGAGGATGAATAATATGGCAAACCAGAACAACAGCAAAACCAAGGTAGTAACCGGTGTTAATACTCGTTTCAGCTATTTTCACGGTTGGGAACCCGTATCCATCAACGGAGGTACGGAGAAATACAGTGTTTCCGTGCTTATCCCTAAGTCCGACAAGGAAACCCTAAAGGCCATTGAAGCAGCGGTAGATGCTGCTATTGAAGAAGGTATCGCAAAATTCGGTGGCAAGAAGCCGAATAAGACTGCAATCAAACTGCCTCTTCGCGATGGCGATATCGAGCGTGATGATGAAGCGTATAAAGGGCACTACTTCGTTAATGCCAACAGCACTACTGCCCCTCAGATCGTGGACAAATCAGTCAAGCCTATCCTTGACCGTGATGAAGTCTACAGTGGCTGCTATGGAAGGGTGTCACTCAATTTTTACGCTTTCAACTCTAACGGCAACAAGGGTGTTGCCTGCGGTCTGGGCAATATCCAGAAGATTAAAGATGGCGAACCCCTTGGCAACAGATCCTCGGCATCTGATGACTTCACATCCTTTGAAGATGACGATTTCCTCGCATAGACAAACGGCACTCACGGTGGGCGGCGGAGCTTTTCCGCCTCCCTTTCCGTGTAAGGAAGGATGTGATTATTTGAAAGCTATCAGCATTGATATAGAGACCTTTTCCTCGGTCGACCTTGGCAAAAGCGGCGTATACCGCTATGCCGAAGATGAGGATTTTGAAGTGTTGCTCTTTGGCTATTCCATTGACGGCGGCGAAGTACAGGTTATAGACCTTGCCTGCGGAGAGAAAATCCCTCCGGTTATCAAATCCGCTTTATCTGACCCCACCATTACAAAATGGGCTTTTAATGCACAGTTTGAGCGTATCTGCTTATCCCGTTTTCTTGGGTTTCCCACAGGCACTTATCTCGACCCAGTGGGATGGCATTGCACAATGGTATGGTCAGCTACACTCGGCCTTCCACTTTCACTTGAAGGTGCCGGTGCGGTTCTTGGATTGGAGAAACAGAAACTCCAGGAAGGTAAAAACCTCATTAAGTATTTCTGTGTCCCTTGCGCCGCTACCAAAACAAACGGAGGACGCAGAAGAAATCTGCCACAGCATGATACGGAGAAATGGGAACTCTTCAAAGCTTACAACAAGCGTGATGTGGAAACCGAGATGGGCATTCAAGAAAAACTCTCCAAGTTCCCGGTATCGGATACAGAATGGGACAATTACAGGCTCGACCAGATCATCAACGACCGTGGTATTACCCTTGATATGGATTTTGTAAAACAAGCTATTTGCTGTGATGAAGTTACGAAAACAAGACTACGCAGTCACATGCAAAACCTGACCAGTCTTGAAAACCCCAACTCTGTACAACAGATGAAGGAATGGCTTGCCGACAACGGGCTTGAAACAGATACCCTCGACAAGGCAGCGGTTGTAGAACTAATAAAGACTGCTCCGGATGATCTGAAAGAAGTGCTATTGCTTCGTCAGGAGCTTGCCAAATCATCGGTCAAGAAATACACCGCTATGGAAAACGTGGTCGGTTCAGACGGCAGAGCCAGAGGGCTTATCCAGTTTTACGGTGCCAATAGAACCGGCAGATATGCAGGCAGACTTATACAGGTGCAAAACCTCCCGCAAAACCATCTGCCTGATTTAGAAGATGCCAGAAACCTTATAAAAGCAGGATTGTTTGATGCCGTAGATATGCTCTATGACAGTACTTCAAGTGTCCTTTCAGAACTTATCCGCACAGCGTTTGTGCCAAAGGAAGGCTCCCGCTTTATCGTTGCAGACTTTTCTGCAATTGAAGCCCGGATCATCGCCTGGTTTGCCGGTGAGAAGTGGCGAATGGAGGTCTTTGCAAATGGCGGTGATATTTACTGTGCGTCCGCTTCACAAATGTTCCATGTGCCGGTTGAGAAAAACGGTATTAACGGACATTTACGGCAAAAAGGTAAGCAAGCTGAGTTGGCGTGTATTGCTGAAGGGCAGCTTGTATTAACGGATATAGGCTTGGTGCCTATTGAGAAAGTCACAAAGAAACACAAGTTATGGGATGGAGAAGACTGGGTAACCCATGACGGCATTGTATTTCGCGGGAAAAAAGAGGTGATTGAATATGAAGGACTTATTGCCACGCCCGACCACCTTGTTTGGGTCGAAGGGAAACCGGAGCCGATACCACTTGGAATCGCCGCCACCAGCGGCACACATCTCATACAAACCGGAGATGGTCAACGAGCAATACGGTTGGGTGAGAATTATAAAGCCAGAGAAAAGGTGGAGCAAGAAGTGGAAAGTTATCAGCGCCAGGCTCGACTTTATGACATACGAAATGCCGGAAGAAATCACCGTTTTACCGTATCGGGCAAACTTGTCCACAACTGCGGATACGGCGGCAGTATAGGCGCACTTAAAGCTATGGGCGCTTTGCAGATGGGTGTTCTGGAAGAAGAACTACAACCCCTTGTAACCGCTTGGCGTCAGTCCAACCCTCGCATCGTTAAGCTGTGGTGGGATGTCGACAAGGCAGCTATGACAGCAGTCAGGCAGAAAACAACCGCAGAAACACACGGCATCCGCTTTACCTATCAGAGCGGAATGCTCTTTATTACTCTTCCATCCGGCAGAAACCTTGTGTATGTAAAGCCGAGCATCGGGACTAACCGGTTTGGCTCCGATTGCGTGACTTACGAAGGGGTCGGCGGCACTAAGAAATGGGAATGTATCGAAAGTTACGGTCCCAAGTTCGTAGAAAACATCGTGCAGGCCACCGCTCGTGATCTTTTAGCGGAAGCTATGCTGCGTCTTTCCGCTGCTGGTTTTGAGATTGTTATGCATGTCCATGATGAAGTCGTTCTTGAAGTGCCGATAGGCAAATCCTCTATCGATGAAGTATGTCGAATTATGGCAGAAAGGCCTAAATGGGCAAACGGACTGCTGCTTAGTGCCGATGGCTATGAATGTGAATTTTATAAAAAAGATTAGGAGATTGAATATGAGAAAAGTTTATCCAAAGTGTAATACTCACATTGATTGTTTCGCGAACAAAGACGGCTACTGTATTGCCTTAAAACTTGAGGGTTTTTCCGAGGAAGGATGTGTCTTCTTCAAAACAAAACAGGACGCTGAAATAGCAAGAGATAAAAGCTTCAGGCGTTTGGTGGAAATTGGCCGGGAGGATTTAATTGAAAAGTATGGAGGGCGAAAGACTCATGAGCATCAGAAAATATAACGCTGAAGGCTACTATGACCCAACTGCATACGAGGCTTTGATTCGTATCGAAAGAGAGTCAAAAAAGATGCCCTTTAGGCCGCTTGTATATATCTGCTCCCCCTATTCTGGGGATGTGGAGGAAAACGTGAAAAAAGCACGGGAGCATTGCCGCTTTGCCCTTGATAGCGGCTACATTCCCATCGCTATGCATCTGCTCTTGCCGCAATTTATGGATGACAACAATCCTAAGGAGCGTGACCTCGCCCTTTTTATAAACATGGTCATTATGAGCAAGTGTCAGGAAGTATGGGTGTTCGGTGACCGCATATCTGCCGGAATGGCTATAGAGATTGCCAAAGCTAAGAAGCGCGGCCAGGGGGTTAAATTTTTCGGCTTAAAGTATAAGGAGGTATCAGAAGATGCGTGATTTAGCAATCGCATACGGCAATAGCTGCTTTGCAAAGAACTGGTCTAACAAGACCATCCGCTTTGCAGAACTTTGCAGCCGTCTTGAACACACAATTCGCACTTCCGAAACAGTCGAAGAATATCCGAAATTACCCAAGGCGGAGCGTGATAGGGCAAAGGATAAAGGTGGCTTTGTAGGCGGCCACCTAAAAGGCAACAGTCGTAAACGTGAAAATGTAGCCTTCCGTTCCATGTTGACCCACGATGCTGACCGAGCGGACAAGGATTTTATTTCAAGGTATGAAGCGGGGCATAAATATGCTTCCTGCCTCTATACCACTCACGGCCACACCTCGGAAGCGCCGAGGATACGGATCATCGTCCCCCTTGCTAGGGATGTTACGCCGGATGAATATATCGCCATTGCGCGCTACTTTTCGGAAGAACTCGGCATGGATATGTTCGACGAGTGCAGCTACTACCCGAACCAGCTTATGTACTGGCCTACAACGCCTTCAAACGGTGAGTACATATTCAAACGCTGTGACGGTGAATGGCTCGACCCGGACAAATATTTAGCAAAACATCCAAATTGGCGGGATTGCTCTCTGCTGCCCACATCATCAAGGGAAAGCAAGGTCACTGAAATTTCCGGCAAGCATCAAGAGAATCCCCTCGAAAAACCCGGCATCATAGGAACCTTCTGCCGGACCTACAGCATTACGGAGACAATCGAAAAATTTCTGCCGGATGTTTATGCCCCATCAGTGATGGATGGCAGATACGACTATATTCCCGCCGACAGCACTGCAGGTGTAGTTATTTACGACGATAAATTCGCCTATTCCCATCATGCCACTGACCCGGCTTGCGGACAGCTTATGAATGCATTTGATGCTGTGCGGATTCACAAGTTCGGCAGGCTGGATGATAAGGCAAGGGCAGATACTCCTCCAAGCAAGCTACCTTCCTTCAAAGAAATGTGCCGATTTGCTGTAGAGGACGACAAAGTAAAACTGGCAATCGCCCTTGAACGCCAGCAAGAAGCCCTGGAGGAATTTAGCGAGGATACCGACTGGCTTTCGCGTTTAGAATATGAGCCGCGCTCCAAGGTGCTAAAGAATAACCTTCGTAACCTTACGCTTATCTTGGAAAATGATCCTAACTTAAAAGGCATCGTCTTTAATCAACACATGGACGGCTTGGAGATAAAAGGCGAAGTTCCCTGGAGCCATCCAAGCAAGTTTTGGCGAGATGCGGACGATGCCCAACTAATCAGTTATATCGATCGGCACTATGGCACCTTCTCGGCAAGGAACTATGAAATTGCGGTCACCAAAGTTGCCGATGACCGCTCCTACCACCCCATCCGGGAGTACATTGACGGTCTGCCTGCGTGGGATGAAATACCCCGCGTGGATACACTGCTCATTGATTATCTTGGCGCTGATGATAATGAATATGTCCGGGCAGTGACCAGAAAAACACTCTGCGCCGCTATAGCCAGGATACTGAACCCCGGTTGTAAGTTTGATTCCATGCTGGTGTTAAACGGTCCCCAAGGTATCGGTAAAAGCACTCTCATCTTAAAGCTTGCCGGGGAGTGGTTCTCCGATAGTTTAAACCTTAGCGATACCAAGGATAAAACCGCTGCCGAGAAGCTGCAAGGTTACTGGATTCTGGAAATTGGTGAGCTGGCGGGCCTTAGAAAAGCTGAAGTGGAAACCCTCCGTTCCTTCATCTCAAGGCAAAATGATATCTATCGTGCCTCCTTCGGCAGACGAGCTACACCACACCTTAGGCAATGCGTATTTTTTGGTACGACCAATGCAGAATCCGGATACCTTCGTGATACCACCGGCAACCGCAGGTTTTGGCCGGTAAAAACACCTGGTGGTAAGGCAAAACATTCATGGCAGCTTTCAGACTATGAGATCCAACAGATCTGGGCAGAAGCCCTAGCGCATGTGAAAAAGGGCGAAAAGTTATACCTAGATAATACCATTGAAAAATTAGCAAAGGCCGAGCAGCGTGAAGCCCTGGAATCAGACGAGCGAGAAGGATTGGTGCGTGAATACCTTGACACCCTTCTTCCGGAGGACTGGGACAACATGGACCTGTTTGAACGCAGGAATTTCTTAAACGGCAGCGAGTTTGGCGGCGAAAACCGCACCGGCAGCAAAAAGCGTGAAGCCGTCTCCAATATGGAAATCTGGTGCGAGTGCTTCGGTAAGGAAAGAGCCAACTTGCGCCGAGTTGACGCTAATGACATCTCTGCCATCATCGCACGTATCGGTGGCTGGGAGCGATCTAAGATAAAAGTGCGCATCCCGCTCTATGGACCACAGTGGGTTTATGTTCCAAAGTCCACCTGTTCCAATGAGTAAGTTTTTTGCAAGCAGCAGTTTGGAATTGTTCCGTAGTCTAGTTTTTGTACCAAAAGTGCCAAATTCTACACCCCGTCGGAACAAATTATAAAGCCTTACAAATAGGTGTAAATGGTAAACGCTGTTCCTATGTTCCAATCAATACTATCAAATATAAAAGGATAAGTAGATACAGTGTATATAGCATATATACAGCATTTTATATATATAGGGGATTTTTGGGACATCGGAACAGCGGGAAAGGAACCTAATGTTAGAAAAAAAGATGGAATGTAAATTGAAATCCGCAGTCAAAAACATGGGCGGCATAGCATTTAAGTTTACTGCTCCTGGTATCAATGGGGTGCCTGACCGCTTAGTGCTATTACCCCATGGGAAGATAGCCTTTATTGAACTTAAAGCGCCGGGGAGAAAAATGCGACCATTGCAAGTACGCAGAAAAAGGCAGTTAGAGCGACTTGGCTTTTTAGTTTACTGCATTGACAGTGCGGAGCAGATTGGAGGTGTGCTTGATGAAATACAGTCCTTATGAATATCAGAAATATGCAACCAACTTCATACTGGAGCATCCGGTATCAGCGATTCTACTTGATATGGGCCTTGGCAAAAGCGTGATTACTCTGACAGCAATAATCGACCTTCTCTTTGACCGATTCGATGCACATAAAGTCCTGGTTATAGCGCCCCTCCGGGTAGCTAGAAATACTTGGCCTGCAGAAATTGAAAAATGGGATCACCTGCGTGGCCTTACCTATTCCGTGGCAATCGGCACAGAACAGGAACGAAGAAATGCACTCATGGCCAAAGCAGATATTTACATCATCAACCGTGAAAATGTGGATTGGCTTGTAAATAAAAGCGATCTCCCCTTCGACTTCGATATGGTGGTAATTGATGAGTTGTCCTCTTTTAAATCCTACAGTGCCAAGCGCTTTAAAAGCCTTTTAAAAGTAAGACCTAAGATAAAACGCATTGTGGGTCTTACGGGTACTCCCTCCAGTAACGGACTTATGGATTTATGGGCCCAGTTTCGTATCCTCGACATGGGGCAAAGACTCGGTAGGTATATTACCCACTACCGCAATAACTTTTTTATCCCAGATAAGCGCAATCAGCAGATAGTCTTTTCCTATAAGCCGCTGCCAGGCGCAGAAAAGGCCATTTACAGACTTATATCGGATATTACCATCTCCATGAAGTCTACCGATTTCTTGAAAATGCCGGAATGCGTGATAAATGAAGTGCCGGTGTACTTAAATGAAAATGAGCGGGATATTTACGATACCTTCCGTGAGGACATGGTCATAAAACTTAAAGCCGAAGAAATTGATGCCATGAATGCAGCTGTTCTTTCCGGCAAACTCCTGCAGATGGCAAACGGCGCTGTCTACGATGAGAATAGCAAGGCTCATCCCATCCATGACCGTAAACTAGACGCCCTTGAAGATTTAATTGAAAGTGCCAACGGTAAGCCGGTGCTAATTGCTTACTGGTACAACCACGACCTTGAACGAATCTGCAAACGGTTTGATGTTAGACAGATCAAAACGTCAAAGGACATCGCTGATTGGAACCGTGGGGATATTCAGATTGCAGTTATTCACCCTGCTTCTGCAGGACATGGACTAAACCTTCAAAGCGGCGGTTCCACCCTCATCTGGTTCGGCCTAACTTGGTCTCTTGAGTTATACCAGCAGACCAACGCCCGTCTATGGCGGCAAGGTCAGAAGGACACGGTGGTTATCCACCACATCGTTGCCAAAGGAACCATTGACGAACAGGTTATGATGGCGATTCGCAAAAAAGAAAAAACCCAGTCTGACCTAATCAATGCAGTCAAGATTAATCTAACGGAAAGGAGAAAAACCGCATGAAGGATTCATATGAAATGCTGGCAAATGCCATCATCCTGCGGGCTGTCAGGGACTACCGCGACTCACTTAAAAAACTGAAAAAGCATCCCAAGAATAAGTCTGCTTTATATACAAAACGTGAAGTAGAGCGGTTTTTCCGTTCCGACTGGTACGCATCGCTTACTGCAGTTGACCCTGAGATGCTTATAGAAAAACTTAAAGGGGAGGTTATATGATGACGGCGAAAGAATACCTCGGACAGGCTTATCGCCTGGACCAACGCATAAATAGTAAATTAAGATATCTTGAAAGCTTAAAGTCCTTGGCTATGCAGGTCACAACAAACTTTACGCAGGTGAAAGTGTCCGGCGGTAGGAACATAAGAGGATCTTTTGAAAATACTGTGGCTAAAATTATTGATTTAGAAAAAGAAATTAACCAAGAAATTGACCATTTTATAGAACTTAAACAAGAAATCCTAAATGTAATATGCAAGCTGGAAGATATAAACTATCAATTAGTTTTAGAACAAAGATATTTAGACAATAAATCCTGGGAGGATATATCTTTAGGTCTAGGTTATAGCAGAAGCGGGGTTTTTAGAATTCATAGTGAAGCATTAAAAGAAGTTACTAAAGTTCTAAAGTGTGGACTAAAATAGAGTAAAATGGAGTGAAATGGACTTTAAAATAGTTGAAAATGCTATATAGTATAAGGTGTAGAAGTATAACAAGAAGCCCTCGAAATATTGAGGGCCTTTATTTTTAGGGGCTGAAACAAATGAAGATATGTCAATATCAGGACTGCCGGCACGAAGTAAAGCCAGGCAGTCTTTATTGTAAATACCATGCAAGAATGCTGGAAATAGAGCAAGCAAGTCCGAAGTGGCTGAACGACATGATTAGGGAAATAAAGCTTAAGCTAGAAAGAACTGAGAAACTTAATTGCAGCAATTAGTCTTTCCGATTAAAACCTATTTTGATAAATAGCTTTGAAAGCCTTCGCAAGAAAAATCTGCGGGGGCTTTTTTCATGCCAGAATTGAGGTGAGAAAATGCCAAGGAAACCTAAAAGGCCCTGTTCATATCCCGGCTGCGGTCGGCTCGTTATTGACGGGCAATACTGCGCTAAACACCAAAAAACTATGAACAGGAACTATAACAAGTATCAAAGGCACCCTGAGTCCAATAAAAGATACGGTCGTGCCTGGAAACGAATCCGGGATAGATACATTAAAGCCCATCCCCTTTGTGAAGAGTGCCAAAGGCAAGGCAGGCTTACCCCTGCTGAGGAAGTACACCATATCAAACCCCTATCAAAGGGTGGTGGAAACGAAAAGGAGAACCTGATGTCTCTTTGTAAGTCCTGTCACTCCCGTATCACAGCCGAAAGCGGTGACCGGTGGGGGCGGTCTGATCTCTAAAACCTTTCAAAGCGGACAGCGGCGGGGGGCAACGCGTTAAAAAATTGCGGTTCAAAGGGGGGATTAACGCCCTGCTCTAAAGGAGGTGATGGCGCGTGGCAAAAGACGGAACAAACAGGGGCGGCAGGCGTGTTCGTGCAGGCGATAAACCACAGCCCCTTGCAGATAAAATAATTAAAGGAAAAGCAGCAAAAATACTGGAAGTGCCGGACATACTCCCTGAGTCGATACTGGATGTCGAGGACTTAGATGTGGACTCTGACCTTTACGGAGAAGATATGCCTGCGCCAAGCGACTACCTTAGCACAAGGCAAAGGGACGGAAAGCCTTTAGGAGCGGATGCACTGTTTATCGAAACCTGGAAATGGTTAAGAGACCGAGGTTGTGAGAAATTTGTTAACCCAAGGCTAATTGAAGCTTATGCTCAAGCCTTTACAAGATACATTCAATGCGAAGAAGCCATCAGCACTTACGGGCTTTTGGGAAAGCACCCAACAACCGGCGGTGCAATTACCAGCCCCTTTGTGCAAATGAGCCAGTCATTTCAAAAACAGGCGAATCTTTTATGGTATGAGATTTTTGACATAGTAAAACAAAACTGCACCACAGCTTTTGTGGGTAATCCACAGAACGATATTATGGAGGCCCTTTTATCAGATAGGAAGGGACGGTGATAATAAGTGAATTCAACAGAACGTTTTGAAAAAGTAAATATAGATAAGCTGGTACCTTATGCCAGAAATGCCCGTACTCACAGCAAGGAACAGATTCTCCAACTTAGAGCATCTCTCAGGGAATTTGGATTTGTCAACCCGGTCATCGTGGATAAGGATTTAAATATCATAGCAGGTCATGGCAGAATCCTGGCCGCCAAGGAAGAAGGCGTCAAGGAAGTCCCTTGTGTATTTGCAGAGCATCTTAGCGAAGCACAAAAACGCGCTTACATTATTGCTGACAATCGCCTTGCCTTAAACGCAGGCTGGGACGCTGAGATGCTTTCAGTAGAGATTTCTGATCTTCAAGGTGTAGACTTTGATATCTCCCTCCTTGGCTTTGACGATGCGGAACTAAATAAATTGTTGGGCGATATTGATGGTGTCCAAGATGATGACTTTGATGTAGATGCGGAGCTTCAAAAGCCTGCTACTACTAAGCTGGGTGATCTATGGCTTCTTGGGAATCATCGTCTAGTATGTGGTGATTCTACTAAAGCTGAAACTTTTGAACTACTAATGGACGGAAAACAAGCTAACCTTACAGTTACAGATCCGCCTTA